GTACATATGACCCATAGTAGTATAAATTGCCTCACGCGTATATATTATGTCTCCCGTAAAAACTTTTTGTTACGCCGTCAGGTCTCTGACCTGCGGCTATATATAATAGGGGGGGATATATAATAATATATTTAGAGATAGTGTTCGGTTTTGCGTAAACTACAGGTTATCTTATATGTATATATAATTAATATAATATAAGGAGTTCCTCCTTTAACCCGGAACTCCATAATAATAGATATAATATATAATCTATCTATATATGGCCACATTTGTGCCTACTACGAAGAACCGTTAGATTGACGTTATTAGGGGACAAATTGGCTACAAAGAATCTATCCAAAGAAGACTCCCAAAAGATGGTCATAGCCCTCCTATCGCAGGGCCAGAACATCAAGATGGCTATGGATGCAGTAGGTAGAACAGAATCAGCCTACCGGCAGTGGACCTTCCAAG